GGATAATACCAGAATTAACGCGGCTAGCGGGTGTATACTCACAGAAACTAGACCTAGCTGAATGTGTTGCATGGCCTATCTTTATACAAGGTACGTCTGGCAATAAGTATGCAATGCCTGTAGAGCGACAAGCCTGTTGGATGCGTCATGGTGCTGACTTAGTCTTGCAGAATGGTACGACTGACCCAGATGCTATAACTGGTTTTATTAGACGTGAAGAGTTTGACCTATTGAGTATGAACCAAACTGATGGTGAATACTACATGGAGATAACACCTATTAATGAAATCGAGGAGGCAAAAGGACAGGTACTACCATCCAAAGAAAGGGTAAAAGCAAAATGTAAAAGGGCAGAAGTCAGGAAGGGACCGGATGTGTTGAAAACTAATGCATACTGCGCTATGTCTAAAGATGCAAGTTGGTATGATAGGTATAACGAAGAGGGCGTACGTAGGATGCCATTTGGTGTTGGTGAGTTATTACTTTCACAACTATGGCAGACACTACGTTCAATTGATGCTATACCTAAAGATGCGCCTAATAGAGATACGCTGCTTAAGAATATATTTATTAGTGATTCAGTCGATTTATTAGTTTATGGTGTGGCTTATGCTTCATGGGAGTGGACAGTCATGCATGCTGGTAAGGATAGAGCGTCATCAAATAGTGTAACACTTGAGAATATGTTAAATGGTTACGTGAGTGGTTCTCCAATAAATATACCCGCATCATGGTGCGTCTTATGGAAAGGAAGAGAGGTAACTTACGTAAAGGAATCTGAGATAGGATACGAATACAAAGGTGATGGTATGGACTTGTGGGAGTGATATGAATTTGATAGAGTTGAAAAAGCCAAGAAAATCGCTAGAAGAGAAGAAGATTTGGGAAGATCAGCAAAGTTCAAAGAGCAAAACATGTCGCAGGCGCCATTTATTGAAAGAAATAAAAGTAGGCTTGCACCACAATTAACTAAATCATCATTAACATCGTGTGGACAAAAGTTAATTATGGCGATTTATGCAGCTGCAATAAATGCACAAAATTCAGCACATTTGGATACTTTTGAAGATAGGATTATGCATGATTACTGGCGTGATACGATGATGAAGATCATGGAGTATCCAGGTAAGTATGGAAAGAAGTTGCAGAAGTCCGTCTTCCCATTACTGAGATATGTCCTTGCATACCCTAGAGTCTGTGAGGTACCAAATAGTGGACCGCCAATCGATGGAGTATGGATGGGGACATCATTACAAAGGTGTGAGGACGAAGTTACAATGATTAGTCTTTGGGACGATCATGGTGATGGGACATCCTACACTGATGAGAAGCTAAGGAATGCTGTTTGTAGTGTTGCAGAAGATATGGGGTATACAATGGCAAGGAGAATCCTTACGAAATATTGTGGTATTGTGACATCAAAGAACGGTATTGTAGGCATGCCGTGG